AAGACGTAATGGATTGAAGAGCGCTGAAAGAAGAAGTAAAGGTAAACAGAAGAAGTATACTGCTGGTATTGATTTAGCTAAGAGTGCCGATAGTACAGTCGTTACAATAGTAGAAGTTGATTGGGAAAATCCTGTTATTATTGAAGGGGAAGATGAGAGAGGTGACGCTGGTTATACTGCTTATGAAACTGTGATTGTTGATTGGAGAGAAGTCAATCATGATAACTACAATGTTCAGTTTGACGAGATAATTAGCTATTTACATCAGTTTAATATAGGTAGAATAGTAATAGACTCTACTGCTGAGGGAAGCTTCGCAGACCGTCTTCAAGCTAACGTAGACTGTGAAGTAGTGCCTTATAAGTTTACGCGCAAGTCAAAGAGTGAATTATACAAGCATTTAGATAGTGAGATTAAGTCAGGAAGAGCTAAATACCCTAGTAGTGAGAATACTCAAGAGACTAGAGAGTATGAGTTATTTTTACAGCAGATGGCAGATTTAAGAAAAGAGTACAAAGGTCAGTATTTAACTGTTTCCCACCCCAGTAAGAGAGGTGCTAGAGATGATTATCCTGACAGTTGGGCTTTAGCTGTTTGGGCTTCAAAAGTAGAAGCAGATAGTTATGAGATAGAAGTAGGGAACGAAAACCCGTTCTTTTCTAAGAATGATAAGAAAGTCAACAAAGTATACAGAAGCAGAAATAGTATTACTGCGAGAAGGAGGTAGTTTATGGAATTTTCAAGACGATATCAACAGAGTCATAATTCTTTAGAGACTTTATTATTAGCTATTGATAATGATTTGACTACTAAAGAAAGTAAGAGACTTAAGAAATTGAGACATAATTGGAATTTTTACGAAGGCTATCATTGGGAAGATATTCCACCACAAGATAAGCCAGAGGTAACAGAGAACTACTGTAGAGCGTTTGTTAATAAGTTTGTGTCTTTTGAGTTTGGTAAAGAATTTAATACTAAAGTTAAATCTGAGCTTGAAGACGTAACTATTAATGATAACGACGAAACTCTAGAGAGATTTTTGGAGAGAGTTTGGGACGAGAATAAGAAAGAATCTTTAGCTACAGAGATAGGGCAAGAGAAAGCTGTTACTGGAGACGCTTGGGTACACCTTAGATTTTATGAAGCAGAAGAATTAGAAGACCCTTTTGATTTATACCCTAATGGTAAAATTAGAATACAGGTAATGCCGTCTGTTATTGTATTCCCTAAATTTGACCCGCACGATAAAGATAAGTTAGAGGAAATGGTTATCAAATATCCTATTAGTAAGACGACTTCTTCACCTATTTTAAAGAAAGAGAAAATAGAGAAAGTAGTTTATAAGAAAGTTTGGACTAGAGATAAAATAACTACTTGGGAGGGAGACGAGAAAGTAGACGAAAAAGATAACCCTTATGGTTTTATTCCTTTTGTGCAAACAAAGAACTATCCTTTATCTGGGAGAGAGTACGGTGTCAGCGATTTAGAGGACATTATACCTTTAAATGTAGAAATCAATATGAAGAAATCAGATATTAGTGAGATTATTGATTATCACTCTGCTCCAGTCACAGTTGTTTTTGGCGCGAAGATAAGTAAACTTCAGAAGGGGGTAAATAAAGTTTGGGGAGGTCTCCCTACTGACGCTAACGTTAAGAATCTAGAGTTAAATAGTGATTTAAGTGCAAGTAATAAATATATTGATGGTATCAAAGAGTCAATGCACGAAGTTGGTAATATACCTCAAGGGAGTCTTGGAGGTAATAATAGTATCAGTAATACTTCTGGGGTCGCTTTACAGTTCGCTAACATGCCTATAATCGAAAGAGTGCGCGTAAAGAGAAACCAATCTAAGTTATCTTTAGAAGAAGTTAATAAAATAATTGTTTATATAGCAGAGTACCATAACTTAATTACTATTCCAGAAGGTATGAATAGAAAGTTATTTTATGATACTGAAATTAATATGCCTGAGACTCTACCTAAAGACGAGTTAATCGAGCTTCAGAAGATTCAGCAAGAAATGCAGATGGGTCTAGAAGATAGAGAAGGAGCTTTAGAGAGAACTGGTACTAAAGAGATTCAAGATAAGATAGCAAAGATAAAAGCCGATAGAGAAGAGAATCCTGATATTTATGGTATTGGCGAAGACAGTAAAGAGTTAAATAGCGGAATGACGAACGGTCAAACAGCCGTAGAGCAAGTAAGAAAAGAAGCAAATGGAAGCAATTCTAGTGAATAATCAAGAAAATAGTCAAATTTCTGAGTTAGACGGGTTTTATCGCTAGTAATACTATGTTATTATTAGTTTAGGATAGGAGTATCGTCTTCGATAAAATACTTTATTAGTTAAAGGAGGGTAACTTATGAAGAGGAAGCCACAAATGATGAAGAAGAAGTTAACTGACCCTTATATCGTTGGTGAGAAGGTTTCAAAGAAGCACGGAACAAAGAAAAAAGTGCAAAAAGGTTTTAACACTCGCAACAATATGTAAAATAGTTTTAGAACATTGACAAAATCTATAGGAGGTACAAATTATAATGGAAAAACAATTTGGTATTATCGCAAAAATAACTGATATGTTTACTAAGCTAACTTTGACTGCTTTTGCTGAAGAAGAGGGAGAAGAAGGAGAAACAGATGTTGACGATACAGGTGATGGAGATAATTCTCAAGACTCTGGCGACAACAGTAATGACTCTAGAAGCTCAATCAATTATGAAGACTTAATTGCAAAAGCGCGTAAAGAAGAAAAATCTAAACTCTACCCTAAAATTGAAAGATTAGAGAAGAAGATAGAAGAGTTGACAGAAAAGAATAACAAAAAAGTTCTGAAAGTAGAGGAGCTTAATGAGCAGATTGAGAGTCTAGAAAATGACCTTGAAACTGCAAAGGAAAAAGCTACTCAGTCAGACGATAAAAGAGTTCAAGACTTGCAATCCGAGATAGAGGAAAAAGAGTCTAAAATAGAGAGCCTTCAGAAACAAGTAGACGATATCGAGCCAGTTAATGAAGAAGAATTGCGCAAAGAAATTAGAGAAGAAGTCGAAAACGAATTTGAAGTAAAGCTCTATAAAGAACAGAAGATTAACGAAGCTGAAGGAGAAGTTATTCCTGAGCTAGTTATTGGAGAGACAAAAGAAGAGATTGACGAGACTTTCGAGAAAGCTCAAGAAAGATATAATGAAATTGTAGGGAATACTGGAAGAAGTAATAACAATAATCAGCGCAGAAGTGCTGACAATCCTTCCACAGATTCTACTGGAGAATTAGATTTAGCTAACGCTAACCCTAGAAATATGAGCGACGAAGACTACGCCGAGTTTAGAAAGAAAGTTGGACTTGGTACTAATAAAAGAGGTACGATGGGAAGGTAATTAAAAATACTTAACAAAAGAGGAGTGTAAATATAAATGAAGAAATTTTTATTAAGTTTATTTATGATTTTAGATGTATTTGCTGATACCACTACTGTAGACCAGAGTGGGACTTTGGGTGATGGTAGCACAGGTGTGAAGTTAGACGAAGCCGTACGTGATGTTTATTCACGTGAGATTGAGTATAAAGCTATGCCTAATATGAGATTTTTACAATTCGCCGAAGTAAAGACTGAGCTCGGTACAGAGCCTGGACTTACTATTAATATGATGACTTATGACAATCTTAGTATGGGTGGAGAGTTAACTGAAGGTACAGATATGGAGACACAGAGCTTATCCGCAAGCCAGAAGTCTATTCAAGTTGGCGAACGTGGTAATGCTGTTGCTGTTTCTGAATTAGCTCTACAGAGTTCTTTTGATGATTTAATGCAGAGAGCTACTGACCTTCTAGCACGTGACGTTGCTCTAGTACTAGATACTGAGCTAAGAGATACTGCTTTAGGTGTTTCTAATGTAGTTTACGCAAGAAGTAACGCTGATGGCTCTAAGCAGTCTGGTAGAGGAGACGTTTTAGAGAATGATGGTTTAACTGTTGCTGTTATTAAAGACGCTGTTGAGATTTTAGCTACTAACAACGCACCTAAGTTTGACGGTAACTATTATATTTCCTTTGTTCACCCACACCAGTCTAGAGATTTAAGAGACGACCCTGCTTGGATTGAAGCTTCTAAGTACGCTAACCCAGACCAGTTATTTACTGGCGAGATTGGTAGAATTGAGGACGTTAGATTCATTGAAACTACTTTAATGCCTAACGCGGACGCCCCTGAAGAAGACCCAGCTTATGACGCAAGTTTACTTGTTGACCCTGACTCTACTCCTGATAGCGGAGACGAATATTCTATTTACAAGTCTATCGTATTTGGAGAAAGTCTTTATGGTTATGCTGTAGGTCTTCCTGTAGAACTTCGTGACAACGGTGTTCAAGACTTTGGACGTAAGCATGGTCTTGCTTGGTATGCTATTTGGGGTGCTGGAATCCTTCACGAAAATAGAGGAGTAGTTGTTGAAACTGCATAAATCTACTAATAGGAGGTAGTGAAAGATGGATAAATTTACAACTGAAGAGGTGTATTATTTAATTAATCACCCTAAAGAGTTCAAGAATAAATTGAACGATATGGTAGACCAGATTAATACTAATACTGCTTAAGTAAAATAGAATAAAGAGGGTGGAGTTAATTCCGCCCTATTTTTATAAAAAATCAAGGAGGTAATTGATGTGGCTAAAAAAGAGAAAGTAGAATGTCAATATTGCGGTAAAGAGTATTCTCCGAGAGGAATCAAGACTCACGAGAACGCTTGCTCAGAAAACCCTGAGAATAAAGAAGAGTTTAATATTGTTAACAATGAAGAAGAAGAAGAAAAGAGCGAAGAGAAAAAAGATTTTGACTTAGTTAGTAAAGAGACTAAGGAAGCGATTGAGGAAGAAGACGATGTTGAGATAGATAGTTCTGCTAACAATTCTCAGCCTTCAAGAGTAACTGTAAAGCTGAGACAAGACTTTAGATGTAACATTGGTGGAATGTGGTACGACTTTAAAGAAGATAAAAGATATACCGTTTCTCCTGATGTGAAGAGGATATTAAGCGAGAAAGATTTGCTAAAACCTCTTTAAAAAGTAAGGGGTGATTAATTTGTCTGAAGAAAAGATAGAATGCCAATACTGTGGAGAAGAGTTTTCTAAGCGCGGTATAAAGAATCACGAGAAATACTGCGAAGAGAATTTAGACGACGTGAAAAAAGAAGATGTTGTTATAACTCCAAAGAAGACATTAACTTTGAATGTTAAAGGAAGTCATTATAAATTATTTAGAGGAAGAGATAAGAAAGTTCCTGTCGAAGTTGCAGAAGCTTTAGAGAAAATAAATCTATGTTAGATAGGAGGTGCAGATAGTTGCCTACAAATTTAGTTGAATATCTAAGAAGAAGTTTAAGACTAGACAGCGCGATAGACGACGACCCAGCATATACAGTAGACGCGCAAGAAATGGAAAGTATATTAAATACTACTTTAGAGAATATAGACTCTAGTTACGGTATAGTCGATTATCCGAGCGAGATTCAGCCTGTCGTTATTCTTTTAGCTAAGAAAGAAGTTTATTGGAGACTAGCTACCGCTACTGCACCTTTATACCCTCTACAAGCTGAGGGAGCAGGTTTACAGCAAAACGTTAGATTCGACCATTATGTAACTTTAATTCAGAAAGTAGAAGAAGAGCTACAGACTAATTATAAGGGTTTATTGGAGAGCTTATCTTATCCCGATATTGCTAATAATATTGGAGACGTAGTAATTCCTGATAGATATTATACTCAGAGGAATTATAGTCTTGCGTCTGCGCCGAAAGCTGATTTAAAGATTGATACAATTTATTCAGATAAAGTTGAGGTAAGTTGGGATAAATTTGATGTTACTGACGAAGACGGAAAATTTGCTAATTATAATCTTTACTTATCAAAAGAGCCTGTCCTCGATTTTTACTCCGACAAGGTTATAGATACATCGAGCGCCAGAAAGATATTTATTAGTGATATCCATAGAACAAAGTATAGAGTTAAAGACTTAGAGTCTGATACGACTTATTACCTGACTTTAGAGATAAAGAATTTTAATACGTTATCGGGTTATAGTGAAACCACCTTTACTACTGAGGTGAGTTAAATGGAACAGAATCAGATAGACCAAATATCGAGTGCTTTTTTGAATGCTTATAAAGAGTTTTTTGGTATGGAGATACAGTATATACCGTTTGTTAGAGGTGCTACCACTCAGAACGATTTTGAGAAGATGTACGCTGAAGCAGACACGTACGAGTATGATGAGACTAGTATTACTACCTTTTACGGGTCAATAAATTATGAGCCCGAAGAAAAAGAGATTACTAAGCTAGGTTTTGACCCTAAACAGACAACCGCCCTAATAACCGCTGTTACTAAAGAGCTTGTAGATAAAGGTTTGGTTAATTCTACTAATAATATCTCGTTTGAAGATAAGATTAGAATTGAAGATAGATTTGGAAATACTTCTGATTACATTATTACTAATAGAGGTAAGAGTGTACAGTTTAGCGATAACTTTGTATTCTCTAAAATTGGAATACAGGAAGAAAGTGATTTCAATGAGTAAACTGACTGGAGATTGGAGTAAAGCGAATTCTATATTCAATAATCTTGGAGACTTTCAAGAAAAAGCGAAAGCTCTATTTAAAGATAAATTCGCGCGAGAGATAGAAGTTAAGCTTAAAGAAGATATTATGAAACAGAATCTAGACTTAGCTCCTTTAACAAAGCCATATGCTAGTAAGAAACAAGGGAATACGATACTGGTTAATAGCGGGGAGTATGTCGGTAGACTTAAAGTTATAGAGATAAAAGAGAAAGACAATTATTTAGGAATAGTTGTTGGAGCGAGCGGTAAAGATAAGCATAGCTCAGGATTGACTATAGCCGACTTAGCTATGATGATTGAGTACGGTACTAGAAATCAACCCGCAAGACCTCACTTTAGATTTTCGTGGGAGAGAATGCAGTTTGACGCTAAGAACGAAGTTAGAGATATTTACACTAA